GGTTCAGGGATCACCCTGGCTAACCGTGCCGGGTGGATTGAACAGCTGATGACGCTGAAAACGCTACGCATTGCAGCACCGATCGCGGCCATTACTACAGCCGTCGCCGGTCTGGCAAAAGCGTGGTATGAGGGCAATCAGGAGAGCGAGGAATTCAACAAACAGCTGATCCTGACCGGCAGGAGCGCCACCACCACGGCGGGCCAAATGGAAGATCTGGCTAAGGCTCTTTCCAGCAGCGGTATTACACAGGGTGCCGCCGCCAGCGCGCTGGCTAAGGTAATCGGCTCCGGCAAGTTCGACGGCAAGCAGCTGGCGATGGTTACAAAGACCGCCGTACTGATGGAAAAAACCGTAGGGCAAAGCGTCGAATCAACGATCGCGCAGTTTGAAAAGCTGCACGACGCGCCGACGCGCGCCAGCGAAGAACTAAACCAGCAGATGCACTACGTGACCGCCGCGCAGTATCAATACATTTCGGCGCTTGAATCCAGAGGCGATAAGGAAGGCGCAGCTGCTGCGGCAGAAAAGGCTTATTCAGACGCAACCAACGAACGCATGGCGGCAGTGCGCGCCAACATGGGGCTACTGGAAACCGCCGCATCAAGCCTTGCCGATACTGCAAAGGGAATGTGGGATGCCCTGCTAAATCTGGGGCGCACGCAGTCCTATGCAACCCAGCTAAAAGCGATCGATGACGAGATCGAGGGGATTCAGAAAAACCAGAAAGAGGGTGTTACCCTTCGCTGGGGCGACACATCAGATAAGGACATCGCCCGCCTGAAGGAGCAGCGGAAGAATCTCGAATTTGCCGCGAAATCGCAGGAGGGTTACGCCGCCGCGCAGAAGGAATCGCAGAAGGTAAACGAGGCCGGGATTGCAGCCCAGAAACTGGCTAACGACCTTTATGAAAGAGGGGCTACGGCAGCCCAGAAGCGCGCGAAAGCAGAGCAGGAGCTGAACAAGGCGATCGAGGCTAACAGGAAGGCAGCCGCGAAGACCGCAAGCGACCAGGATGAAAACAAGCGGGTTAAATTGTGGACGCCGGAGTATATCGCCCAACTGCGGAAAGGTATTCAGAACACCAATAAAGACCCCAAAACACCCAAAACGCCAGCCGTTAAGGTGGATGCAGGGGATCGGGATACTGAACAGGCGCAGCGCCATCTGGCTGACCTGAAAGACCAGCTTAAAGCATTACAGAAGCAGTACGAAACCGGCAAGAAAATCAGCAAGGAGCGTGAAGCCTATCAGTCAGCGGAACGCAAATATGCGCAGCTGCTGGAAGTCAGCCAGACCCGCCAGCTAACCACGCAGGAAAAGCAGCAGCTTGCCAGCAGCAAGCAGACGATGGAGCTTAAGCGGCAGTCAGCGGAAGTTGGCGACCAGATTGAAGCCCAGAAGAAGCTAAACCAGCTGCACCAGCAGGCAATAAAATTCCTTGAGCAGCAGCAGGCGAAGCAGTCAGGCATTGCAGCGCAAGCCGCAGGTATGACTGACAAGCAGGCCGATCGGAAAGCTACTGAAGACCGGATTAAATCGGTTTATGGCGACACCGAGGAAGGTAAGAAAGTCATGGATGCGCAGAGGAAAACGTGGGCTGACGCTGACGCATTGCAGCAGAACTGGAAGGCTGGAGCCGTGAAAGCCTTTGGTGAATGGGCAGAGACGGCAACAAACAGCTATCAGCAGGTGCATGATTTTACCGCTAAGACCTTCGATGGCATGAATGATGTGCTGGGTGATTTCCTGACGACCGGCAAAGCCGGGTTTAAAGACTTCGTGACATCAGCGATCAGCGATCTGGCTAAGATGCTGCTGAAGATGGGCGAGGTGCAGCTGATGAAGGCAACGCTGAGCGGTACGGGCTTCGGTTCGCTGTTTGGCTTTGCTGGTGGCGGCTACACCGGCGAGGGCGGCAAGTATGAGCCTAAAGGCGTGGTGCATGGCGGTGAATTCGTGTTCACCAAAGAAGCCACCAACCGGCTGGGCGTCAGTAACCTGTACAACCTGATGCGCGGCGCGCCGGGCTATGCTGATGGCGGCTATGTGGGCAAAGCGCCCATGAAAGGGCTGTCCGGTGGCGGGCTTTCTGGCGGGATCAACGTTAACACGTCAGTGGTTGTTCAGTCAGGCGGCCAGCAGGGCGGCAGCGACCCGGCAGCAGGGAAGGCGCTGGAATCAGAGCTGAAAAGGCAGATGGATGAAGCGGCCCGCGCTGTTGTGAATAAGGCTGTGCGCAATGGTGGGGTGATCTGGAATTTTGTTAAAGGCGGACGCTGAAAAAAGGGGCATTGCGCCCCCTAAATATGAAATCAATTACAACTGACTACCAGTAATATTGCGTTGGGTAATTGTCTGGCGACCACGCTATGCCATCGACATCGTACCCGGCAATCACTTTATGTAGCTTTTCCTTGTCATCAGCGCGCCGACGCTTGGTTGTATAAAGTCGATTCCAGTCTGACGGGCTTTTATTGTAGAAAGCACGTAGAGATGGGAATCTTTCCCAGGATTTAAACTTATGGGGCTTTGCCTTCTCATTAGGCAAGCGGTCTTTCCTGCTATTAAAAACGCTCATTGTTCACCTTTTAACTATGGATAGTTACAAGGTGTCCAACGCGTGAATGAATCTATTACACGCTTTCATCGTTATAGTTAATGCTTCCGTCTTCGTTTCGTGGGGGATTTGGCACGCTGCTAAGTGCCAGTAAAAGCGAAGTGGCTTGAGGATGTAAGCAATAGGGAAATTCAGCCATTACGCCTGCGATAATCTGATCTATGGCATCAAATAGCCGCTTTTCCGACTTTGATGGTTGGGGGCTGTGTTCGGTGATTCTTAACCAGAAAGAATCGCGCGCCTCCTGGACTAAAAATGGCGACCAGACGCGGAGCAGTGCGCGCAGCACGTCCTGTGCGTGATTAAGGAAAGCAAACTGTTCATATGGTGCATTATCCTTAACCATTTGTTTCGTAACTTCGCTTAGTGTGGAGCTTTGCCGCCATGCAATACGCATTTTTGGCCCGATGCGCGGCTGAATGCCTTCGGGCAAATTATTTATTAAATCGCTTTCTATAAGGCGTCTGGTAAGCCTTTCATGGCGATCCAGAATGGCTACATCTTCTATTTCATCATGCGTAAGTTGACGGCCCATTTCCATACTGCGTTTTATAATCGCTTCCTTTGCGCCAGCTTTATCTTCAGATGTTATAGCAAAAATATGCTTGTAATCCATTTCGCCCCCTGTATTTGGCAGCAGCTTTAACAGCTGCTGCTATGCAGCATGCACTTTATTGATTGTGTTTTCGATTAGCTTCGCACGGTGATTAAATTTGGCTATTTTCCGTGCAACTTCTCTCAAAGATTGAGTTAGAAGAGTATTCCGTAATGTATATCGTTGCATGATTCCTGATCATAAATTTTTGTTAGAAAATAGGGGAATCACAATGAAAACAATCATCAAAGCAATCACCTTTTCTGCGGCACTGTTTACCCTGGCTGGCTGCGCTAGCCCTGAACAGCAAGCAGCAGACCGCGAAGCAAAACAAGCTGAGCTTGCCCGCATTACACAGTGCGATGTTCAAGCAAGAAACACTGAGGACGGCGCAACGAAATCATCTTTCATTAGCTTGCTCGAAAAAGAAGCGCGATCCGCATCGGCTGATGCCTTTATTGCCGACCAGAAGCACCAGCAGCTGATGCTGACCGGCTATGACGGTTCAGCGTCGAGTGCAATTAATGATTGTCTGGTGCAGCAACGCAAAGCACGCCTGGATCGTATTGAGCCTGTTTTCAGCAAACGCAAAGCAGCAGCCAAAAGCGGCGAAGAGAAAAAGGCATTGATCGAAGCCTACAGCGCGTGGGAAGCGTACCTGAAAGCCCTGTCACCATCAGCTAAGCAGGAATTTGATAACAAATTGGCGTTTTATAAAAACATGTAAGGTTTTGCTGAAAGCCAGAAAAAGAAACCGACAAAGACTGAGCAACCGATAGTTACTTTATTTCGAGTGACTAACAACTGAAGTCCGACGCCCTGCAATGCAGTTTTTCAAAATAATCAACAACTTAACCCGCTTCGGCGGGTTTTTTATTGCCTGGAGGAAACCAACCGTGATCGAAACATTCCGCTGGCCTACGCAGATTCAGGACGGGATGCAGGGCGAATTCAGCTATGCCACCCGATCGGCAAAGTTCGGTGATGGCTACGAGCAGATCACCGGCGACGGCATCAACCCCGAAACGCAGAGCTGGCCC